AACCATAGGGCCCAAGTTTCTGTGGGGGAAAGTTCGTTCGTTCGGGAGGGGTTGGAAGGTGGGGAGCGGGAACGGCGGAATTCTGGGGAGAGGCGGCGATGAAGATACGAGATCGGATTCGGGAACTGCGGCGGGTGAAGGCGAGTGAGATTCGGCCGAACCCCAGAAACTGGCGGCGGCATCCGCAGGGGCAGGCCGACGCGCTGCGGGGCGTGCTGGCCGAGGTGGGGATCGCCGATGCGCTGCTGGTGCGGGAACTGGCCGACGGGTCGCTGGAGCTGGTCGACGGGCACCTGCGAGCCGACGCGGCGCCCGACACCCTGTGGCCCTGCCTGGTGCTCGACGTCGACGAGCGGGAGGCGGCCAAGCTGCTGGCCACGCTCGATCCGCTGGCCGGGATGGCCGAGACGGATCAGACGAAGCTCGACGAGCTGCTGACCCAAGTCGAGACGGAAAGCGAAGCGCTCATGGCGATGTTGGCCGCGATGGCATCCGAGCCGGAACCGACCGCCGGACTGACCGGTCCGGACGACGTGCCCGAGCCGCCGAAAAAGGCGATCACCAAGCCGGGCGATTTGTGGCTGCTGGGCGAGCACCGCCTCTTGTGCGGCGACTCGACGATTGCGGTCGACGTCGCGCGGTTGATGAACGGCGAGCGGGCGGTGTTGATGAACACCGACCCGCCGTACGGTGTGGCGTACGCGAACGACGACCGACCCAACCCCGGGGTGGCGAAGCCACGGGTGGCGAATGACCAGTTGGTCGACGCGGAGCTACAAGCTTTTCTGGAGACGTGTTTTCGCGCGGCAGTCGCGCTAGCGCTCGCGCCGCGCGCCGCGTGGTATCTGTGGCACGCGCACCTCACCCAGGGATTCTTCGCCGCCGCCGCCGCCGCAAATGTCGTGCTACACCGCCAAATTATTTGGGTGAAAAACAACATGCTTCTCGGGCGCGGCCAGTACCACTGGAAGCACGAGCCCTGCTTCATGGGCTGGGTCGCAGGGCAGCAGCCGCCCGACTACGGACTCGGCAACGGCGAACGTACGCAAACGACGGTGTGGGAAATCGACGGAGTCAAACCTGCGGAGCGCAAAGAGCTCAACCACGCGACGCCCAAGCCGGTGGAACTGTTCGCCATCCCCATCGTCAAGCACACCCGCGCGGGCGAGGTGTGCTACGAGCCTTTCTGTGGCTCGGGCTCGCAGATCATCGCGGCCGAGCAACTGGGGCGGCGGTGCTATGCAATCGAACTCGAGCCGCGGTATGTCGACGTGGCGGTTGCGCGGTGGGAGAGGTTCACGGGGCGGAAAGCGGAGCGGCAAGTGGCGGCCACCGGCAGCGCTGGGAAAAAGAGTCGCAAACGGAAAGCGGCCGGTTTAGGCGCGGGAACCACGGGTACGGGGGCCAAACGGGGCAAAACTGGGCGGAAGGGACGCAAGACATGAGCAAACATGTGGCGGGCAAAACGGTCTCGAGCTGCGCGGCGCCGCGGACCGAGGCGGTGCGGGCGCTGGAGCCGTTCGTCGAGCGGATCGGCTACCGGGAGTATCCCGGCTGCTTCCCGCCGCTCGACATGTTGATCGCCGCGGTCGAGCAGACGCGGATCGTGGAGCTGCTCTCGGCGCTGGTCGAACCTTTGGGGGACGCTCCGGCGGTGCTGGTGGGCAGCGTGGCCGGCGAGTTCTGGCGCGATTGCATCGACATGCCGGTGTTACGCTCCATCCTCTGGGAGCACGAAGCGGCGCTCGCCCGGGACGGGTTTGTCTCGCTGCACGCCTGGAACGACGCGGCCGAAGTGGCGCTCGACAGCCACAAGCTGCTGGTCGTCTACGCGCTGGACCTCGACCCGTTCCGCGCGATCCTGGCCGAGGCCGGCATCCCGCAGGATGCACAGCTGCCGCTGGTGTGCGACTTCTCGCACCTGCACCTGTCGGACGACGCCGACGCGCCGGACGCGTTGCGGCTGGCGCTGGGCTGCGAGCTGGAGTGGAGGAACCGATGACGGCTGCGCCGCGGCGATTCAAGCTTGGGAAAAAACACGCGCTGCGCGACAGCCGTACACTGGCGGCGCACGACTTCGCGGGCCGGCTGCGGCCGCCCATGACGGCCGACTGGCATCGCCGGGTGAAACACTGGCCGCTGTACGACAACGATCGGCTGGGCACCTGCGCCGTGGCCAGCTACGCGCACCTGGTGCTGTGCCAGACGGCCAACGCCGACGGACCGGCGCGGAAGCTGGAAATCTTCAAGGCCGCCGTGGTGGACGCCTACCTGGAACAATCGCCGGCCGACGAGGGGCTGGTGCTGCTCGAGGCGCTGAAAACGTTTCGCAGCCAGGGGATCGGCGGCGTGCGGATCGGCGCCTTTGCCGCGGTCGATTACCAGCACACGGGCCGGCTGCTGCAAGCCATCTACCAGTTCGGCGGCGTGTACGCCGGCTTCGCCCTGCCCGAGGCGATCTGGGACATGGACCAAAACTGGTACGCGCCGGCCGCCGCCGAGCAGCTGGTCGACGACTGGGCGGCGGGCAGCGGCGGAGGCCACGCCGTGTACATCGGCGGCTACAGCTCGATCGACGGCCTGCTGTACGGCGCCAGCTGGGGGCAGCCGATCGCGATCTCGCTGGCCTTCGCCCGGGCTTATCTGGACGAGTGCTATGTGACGGTGGGCGAATCGTGGAGCGATGACGTGGGCGAAACGCCCAGCGGCGTCAACCTGCGCGAGCTGCTCGCCGCGGCCGACCACCTGGGCGGGAACGGTTAAGGAGATACCAGCATGATCGAGTTTCTGAGGGAACAACTGGCGACCAACAACTTCCTCAGCGGCGGGGCGTTCCTGATGGTGGTCGGTGCGATTCTAGCGCTACTCCGCAAAGTACCGCGCAAGGCGGGCGATTGGCTCGCGCGGAGAATCTTTATCGAAGTGGAAATCCAGATGCGCGACCCGGCATTTTGGTGGTTTGATGAATGGCTGTCTCGACATCCCTATGGCGCCGGGCGCGCGCGATCCTTAAGCGCGCGCACCATACGCCGGGGGAAAAAGGAAGACGAGCCCCCCACAATCATCCTTTCACCGGCCCCTGGCGTGCACGTGCTCGTCTGGAGGCGGCATCTGCTAATCGTCAACCGAGAGCGACTGGATAAGGCGCCCGTCCTCGATTTGTCTTCTGGAGGCGAACCACAAAGAGAGACCTTTCGTGTTCGCGTGCTGACGCAAGACAGGTCCACTATCCTCCGCCTGCTGGAGGAAGCCCGCGACGTTGTGCTGCCGAAATCAGACCCGCACATCTGTATTTACAGCATCGTGCCCTGGGAAGTTCGCTGGATGCCGCATGCCAAGTGCCGCCCGAGACCGATGGAATCCGTTGTCCTGCGCAGAAACCTCATGGAAACGATGCTGTCTCGCGTGAGAGCGTTTCAAGCTGGCGAATCATATTACGTCGAACGCGGGATCCCTTGGCGCTACCGATGTCTCTTTCACGGCCCTCCCGGAACCGGCAAGACGAGCGCCGTGGTAGCGCTGGCGTCGCGCCTGAAACTAGATTTAGCCGTGCTCAACCTGGCCGACCCCTCTTTGACGGATGGCAACCTGTGCCGCTTGATGGCTACCGTGCCGACCGATTGTATTTTGCTGATCGAGGATGTCGATCGGGCCTTTACGGGGCGCGACGCGACAGACGACAAAACGCACAATAACAAGGTGACGTTCAGCGGCCTATTGAACGCGATCGACGGGGTTGCATCCGGCGACGGTGGAATTCTGTTTATGACCAGCAATCATCCCGATTTGCTGGACCCGGCGCTCGTGCGGCCCGGACGCTGCGACGATCAGGTGTTGATCGATCACGCCGACGCCGACCAGGCCGAGCGGATGTTTCTGCGTTTTTTCCCGGGCTCGCTCGAACTGGCGCGCGCGTTCGCGGCTCGCGTCGGACCAGGCACGAGCCCGGCCGATTTGCAGCGCCATCTGATGGATCACGCGCACGACGCGACCGCTGGCTCGCTGTGGCCGGTCACGGAGCAAACCGACGGCCATCCGTCAGCGGATATAAAAATGGTTGGCTTTTCGGTTGGAAACAAAGTCGGCGTGGGATGAGCAAGGCAGCCGATCGTGAACATTGACGCGCAAGCTACAGCGGACAGGCGCGAAACGGGACAAGCCCGCGCGCCCAAACAAGAGGCAGGCCGCCGCCGCCGCCAAAACGGCCGGCCGCGCTAGGCCCCCGGTCAAGAGACCGGCCAGCACGAAGAAAGGCAAACAGCGGGGGGCGGGCGAAACAAAAACGCGCCAGCGGCGGCCCGTCGAACGGCCCCTCGACCCGGCCGCCGAGATCAACCGCCGCACCAAGAAAGTCCAAGCCACGCTGGCCAAAATCCAGGCGCTGACCGGCGGGACGCCGGCGGGACGCTCGAGCGACGCGGCGCGGATGGCCGCCAAGCGGGCCGCCCAGCGGGATCTATCGATCCCGCCGCCGGCCGAGCCGAACCGCCGTCGCGATTGCCTGGCCGACGTGTACCTGCTGCTGGAAACCTACTTCGGCGAAATCTTTTACCAGCCCTTCACCCCCAGCCGCCGCGAAATGATCGACGCCATCATGCACGCCGCCCGCTACGGCGGCGACCAGGCCATCGTCGGACCGCGGGGCGACGGCAAGACCCGCGCGGCCCTGTTCGGCTCGCTGGCCCTGGGGCTGGCCGGAGCCGTGCTGTTCACGCTGGTGATCGCCAAGAGCGGCCCGCGGGCCACGCGGGATCTGAAAAACCTAAAACACGCCATCCGCGACAGCGATCCGCTGGCCGCCGATTTCCCGGAACTGGCCCTGCCGATCCGGGATTGCTGCCGCTGGCCCTCGAAAGCCCGCCAGCAAACGGTGCACGGCCGGCACACCGACCTGGAATGGAGCGACGAGTCGATCGTGCTGCCCAGCGTGCCGACCGAGCTGCTGCGGGCGCACGCCTGGCGGGACGTGCCCGACGATATCGTGTCGGCCGCCGGCGGGCAGGTGACCGCGGCTCTGGGCATCGACGGCCCGATCCGCGGCTACACCGTCAACAACCGCCGCCCCGAGGTGGTGATTCTGGACGATATCGACAGCCGCGAGAGCGCCCGCTCGCGGCTGCAAACCGCTACCCGGCAGTCGATCATCGAGGAGGACGTGGGCGGGCTGGCCGGACCCGACCGCGGTATCGCGCGGGTCTTTCTGGGGACGCCCATCAACCGCACCTGCTGCGCGGCGATCTACAGCGACCCGGCGCAAAAGCCGAGCTGGCGTCCGCAGCGGCACCAGCTGCTGGCCACCAAGCCGGAGCGTGAGGATTTGTGGGAAGCGTTCATCGCGCTGCGGCAGCAGCGGGCCGGCGACGATCCCGACGCGCGCCGCGCGCACCAGCACTACCTCGACAACCGCGCAGCCATGGACGCCGGCGGCGTGGTGACCAACCCCTACCGTTTCGATAGCCGGCCGCTGGCCGACGGACAGCCGAAGGAGTGCTCGGCGCTCGAATCGTGCTATACGATCATCGCCGATCGGGGCTGGGATCATTTCGCCACCGAGTACAACTGCGACCCGCCGCAGGAGGCCGGGCCCCAAAGCTCGGGCTTGACCGCGGCGGTGGTCGTGTCGCGGCTGCACGGCTACCCGCAGGCGATCGCCCCGCCCGGCGGACGGCTGGCCATCGGCATTGACGTCGGCATGTACACGCTGCACTGGACGGCGGTGGCCAGCAACCCGCAGAGCGCTTATTTCGTGATCGATTACGGCCGGGCCGATGTCCACGGCACCAGCCCGGGCGAGCTCGACCCGGCCGTGGCGCGGCTGGAGCCCGACGACCCGCGGCGGCGGATGGCGATCGAGCAAGCCATCCTGGCCACGCTGTTGAACTTGCGCGACCATTGGATCCAGCATCCGTACACCGACGACGAAGGTGCCGTGATCGAGCCGGGACTGGTGCCGGTCGACTCGGGATCGGGTCTGCACCAGCCGGCGGTGTACGAGTTTTGCCGGCAGGTCGGCAAACCGTTCGTGCCGGCCAAGGGTTTTGGCTCCGGCCGCGGGCAATCGCCCTTCCGGCTGGGCGCCGCCAAGCCGGGCCAGCGGCAGATCGGCGAGGCCTGGTTCATCGCCCGCCAGCCGCAACAGCGCAATATCTGGCTGTACGGCTTCGACGCCGACTATTGGAAGCGGTTCGTGCACGCCCGCTGGATGACGCCCACGCTGGACGACGCGGGGGGCTACCGCCGGGGCGGGCTGTCGCTGTGGCGCAGCTTGGACAGCCACCGGCACGCCAAATTCGGACGCCAGACGGAGGCAGAGATATGGGTCGAGGATTTCGAGCCGGGCCGCGGGACCCGCGCCTTCTGGGATCGCCGGCACAAAGACAACCACTGGCTGGACGCCCAGGCGATGGCCTGCTTCGCCCTGTCGGTGCTCGGCAGCCGGGTGGTCGGCGCCGCGCCTGGCCGGCGGCAGCGGCGGAGCCTGGCCGACATGCAACGCGACGCCGGGCGGACGGCGCCGGCGGAGGCGGATTGAAAGCACATGCCCAGAGAAAAACCGCTCCGCGACATGGGGCACATGCAGCGCGAGGCCGGCGACCGGGGGATCCCCTGCCGGCAGTGCCGCTCGACCGACCGCCGCGTGCTGCGCACCCGGCGGGGCGACGGCGTGATCGTGCGCGAAACCATCTGCCTGCACTGCCACGATCGCCAGACGACGTTCGAGACGGCCTAAGACCTGGGTATAATGCCCCCGCGCGGCGTTTGAAACGAAGCCTTCGAAACACCGCTGGAAAGGTGAACCGTGCAAGTCTATTTGGTGAGCAGCGATAGTCATGGATCTTGTCACCCGATCGAAGCCTGGGTCGAGCAAGAGTCAGCCAACAAGTCAGCAGCGGCCCGGCAGGAGTTCCGGGAAAAACTCCTACGTCCGCCTGGCTGCGTACATTTGATGTTCAGGGTCGATGCGCTGAAGCTTCTCAGTCTCGACCCGAGCTGGATTACGGGCATGGCTTATCGTCTGCAGCCTGACCCGGCTGTCGCGCTGCACCATGAAGACGCGGCAGAATGCGGCAAGCTGCTGCGACGCGTGATGGATCTTGTGAGCGTCTGCACACCACTGGACCCACGTCTGCGGGCGGTGCAAATGGAGCGCGTCGCGGCCATCGAGGAACTAGGAAAAAGGCTCTGCCCAGGAATGGAGTTCTGGCAGTATAGGTAGGACCGCTGCATGGAACCCCTGCCAAAAGGAGAACAAAGCGTGGAGCCAAAGGCCTTTGCGACCCCAACAATTGGCGGCATCCTGAACAACCTGGCCAACAAAATCGACGCCGGGAATTGCGTCTTGCCGTACCTCCCGGTCCAGCCCGAGCTCGGCTGGGTGCTGAGCAACAGGTACGTCGTTGCCATGGCCGAGTTAGCCCGGTCGCTGGGCATGCCGTACGACTTGGTAGTCGCCGCCGACCCGTCGAACGACGATCCCGAAGCGCGCCGCACGCGCCTGCACCACCTGGACAACCGCGCGGCCATGATCGACGGCGAGATCGTGCAACTTCCTGACGGCCGCTACGCGATTGTCCCCAATCCCGGAAACGGGCGAGCCGGGGTCAACGGCGCCGCTGGCGATCAGGGCCATCCGAAATACCGGGTACTGGTCCGGGGGATTGACCTCGGCCCGGCCGTTTATTGCGATCGTGGCGAGTCGGCTTCGCCGGCTACGGACCCGCCCGCGGTGCCGCTCGTGCTACCCGACTCGCGCGACGCGAACGGGCAAACCTGGCGCGACCGCGAATCGCTGCTATGATGTCGGCCGCCCAACGTGCGGGGTGCGTGGGGTATGCCCACAGTGTGGACAGTTTCTCAGAAAGGAACGAAAACATGGGACGCGAAGTGAGGCGAGTACCTCCGCACTGGGAGCATCCAAAATTCACGCCAGACGATGCGACGCCGTCTGTCGAGATGGCCGGATACTATCGACCGTGTTTCGATACCGATTACGAAACGGCCGCTGGGGAGTGGATCGACCGTTTCGATTTGTGGCGGGCGGGCCAACACGAGGCGCAGCCCTGCGAGTACTGCAAGTATTTTTGGGACTACGAGCCCCCGCCCGACAAAACAACCTGCCGGCCGGCGTTCGCCGCCGAACCGACGTGGTATCAGCTTTACGAGACGGTTTCCGAAGGGACGCCCGTCTCCCCTCCCTTTGCGACGCTCGAAGAGTTGGCCCGGTATCTTGCCGACCAGGGCGACTTCTGGCATCAGGAAAAGCCGCACTCATTTGGAAAGCCGACCTATGAACAAGCCCTGGCGATGGTTACCGCCGGTCTGGTCCTTACGCTCATGATTGAGAAAACGGCCGACGGCGTGGCGATCCTGGAACCCCACCAGCAGTTCGGCGAAAAATCCCGCGAAAACTCCATCTGAGGTCCCGCACCTCAGATAACCTTCTATTGCGCCGATCGCGCCTGCCCACCGCCAATCGCGGCCGGAAGTCCACAGGGCGGACTTTCGCGCTATCGCCCTGCTACATGTAGCAGGTTTCTGGGGCAGCGGACCAGCCGCCGCCCCCCGCGCGGCTATAATGAACCGCACAACACGTCGCGCCCGGAAGCGCTGTTGATTTAGCGCTATCTGACCATCCGGGCCTGCCATGAGCGATCCGCTCGACGAGACGATCGAACGAGAAGCGGCCAAACCGGCCAGCCTCTCCAGCGACGCCGGCAGCACCACGCGGCGGCCACTCGGCGAACTCGTCGAGGCCGATCGCTACCTGGCACGCAAGCGAGCGGCCGCCGCCGACGGCGGACTGTTCGGCATCCGCATCAAGCAGGCCCAGCACGGCCCGGCCGGCTGAACCCCAACCTTTTCGAGGCAACACACTGATCGCGCTGGCGCGGGCATCGGAGCGAACGGGCAGGCAGGCCAACCGACTTTCCAAAATCCTCGGACCAGACGGCGATTTTCTGCCGCGGCCGACAGCCGCACCGCGCCATGCCCGCCAGGTGCAAGCCCAGGCGCCGCGCGGAGGGCACCAGGCACAAGCCACCTTCGACCTGACCCAGGAATCCGCCTGGAACTCCAACCACTGGGTGGCCGCCGACGCGCTGGACGCCGACAGCGCCCACTCCCGCTTCGTGCGGCACCAGGCCGTCATCCGCTCGCGGCACGAGACGGCCAACAACGGCTACGTGCGCGGAATCCTCAAAACCTACGCCGACTATTTTTGCGGCGACGGACCCAAGCTGCGCGTGCAGACCGGCAACAAAACGTTCAACGCGCTGGTCGAGCGGCTGTGGAAAGACTGGTTCCGCGCCACCCGCTTCGCGCTCAAGCTGTGGACCATGACCCACGCCCGGGTGCAGGACGGCGAGGCTTTTGGGCTCGTCGGATACAACCCCCGCCTGCCGACGCGCGTCAAGCTGGACGTGCGGCTGATCGAAACCGAGCAGGTGCAAACGCCCCTGCTGACCTACTTCGATCGCAACCACATCGACGGCCTGGTGCTGGACGCGTTCGGCAACCCGTCGCTGTACGACGTGCTGCCCGAGCACCCCGGCCGGCTGGGCTTCATGCACAGCTACTTCAACCCGATTCCCACGCCGGCCGAATACGTGCTGCACTGGTTTCACGGCACGCGGCCGGGCCAGCACCGCGGCATGCCCGAGTTGAGCAGCACGCTGGGCGGACCGGGCGCGGCCTATCGCCGCATGCGCGAAGCCACGCTGAACGCGGCCGAAACGGCGGCCGACTTCACGCTGGTGCTGAACACCGACATGCTCCCGGAAGAGGATGAGCTGGTGGCGCCCTTCACCACCGCCAACATCAACAAGGGCATGATCGCCGCGCTGCCCTGGCAGACGCAAGCCACGCAACTCAAGGCCGAACACCCCAACACGCAATACGGCGAGTTCATGAAGGCCAACGTGGCCGAGCTCGGCCGGCCGCTCGGCATGCCCTACAACGTCTCGGCCGCCGACAGCTCCGGCGCCAACCTGGCCAGCAGCAAGCTCGACATGCAGGGCTTGTTCCAGGGCATCGACGTCGACCGGGTCGGCGCGGAACTGATGGTGCTCTCCAAAATGTTCGGGCTGTGGTGGGCCGAGGCGGTCGGCGAGTACGCCTTCAACGCCCGGGCCGACAAGCCGCTGCCGCACACCTGGGACTGGCCGCAACAGCAGCCGACCGACGCCCGGGGCCAGGCCATCTTCAACGAGCGGGGCTTGAAGACCGGCTCCATCACCATCCCCCAAATCTTCGCCGACGCCGGCTACGACGCCGAGGAAGAGGCCCAGAAAGCGGCCGACTTCTTCGGCATCTCGAGCCAGGACTACAAGCAGCGGCTGTTCGACACGCTGCTGCCGGGTCGCACCGACAGCGGCGGCGCGGACGGCGGCGACGAAGACGCCACGTCGCAAATCGACCAAATCGAAGAGGACGAACGGCAACAGGAACTCGAAGAGGCGGGCGCTCGATGAACAAGCCAAGAGCAACAAGACGAAAGGCCCAAGCCGGAAGAACCGCGGATGAACGCCGATCAGACCAACAGAACCGCGGATGGACGCGGATAAACACGGATGGAAACGAAGGCGCGTGTCTTGATCCGTGTTTATCCGCGTCCATCCGTGGTTCGATGACGTTACGCGCCGAGGCCAGCACGCGTTTCGACGCCTGCGCCACGCTGCGGGCCGGCGTCGAGATCGCGGCGGCCGGCGGCGGACCGGCCAAGTTTTCGATGCTGGCATACTCCGGGGGCTTGCTGCGGGGCGTCGTCCGCGGCGTCAAGCTGCCGCTGGTGATCGACTTAGCCGGCGCCGACTTCGCGCGGCGGATCACGGCCACGCTGGGGCACACCGACCCGGCCGCGGCGGAGATCGACGACGAAAAAATCGTGGGGCACGTCTCGGAAAAGACCAACGACGGCCGGCAGGTTCGCTTTGCCGGCTTCGTGTCCGGCGGCAGCCAGGCCGCCCAGCGCGTGCTGGCCAGCGTGGCCAGCGACGATCCGCTGGCCCGCTTCCCGTGGGAAGTTTCGATCGAGGCGGCGCTCGACAAAACGCGGCTGGAAAAAATCGCCGCCGGACGATCGGTCACCGTCAACGGCCAGACGTTCAGCGGTCCGCTGGTCGTGGCCCGCAAAAGCTTGATCCACTCCGTCGCTTTCACGACCCAAGGCGCCGACGAAGGCAATCACGTAACGATCGCGGCCACGGATGCCTCCCTCCTATCAGGAGCATCCGAAATGGATCCCGAATATCGCAAATGGCTGGTGGCGCACAACTGGAACCCCGACGATCTGCCCGCCGACAAGCAGGAACAACTGCAAGCCTCCTGGCGGGCCGAGTTGTCCGGCGGCGGCGGTGGCGAGGCCGGCGGCGGCCAACCGCCCAAACCCAATTCGCCGGCTCGATCGCTCAGCGTGCAGCAGGTTGCCGAAGAGCAGGCGGCCGAAAACGCGCGGCAGGAAGGCATCGCCGCGCTGTTCGCCACGTTCGCCAAAGAATACCCGACGCAGCTCGACGTGCTGCGGGCGCGGGCCGACCTGGCCATCGAGCACGGCACCAGCGTCAACGACTACGAGCTGGAGCTGCGCCGCGAGTGCGACCAGAAGCGGCCCAACCTGGCCACCTTCACCACCCGCGGACGCGAACAGATCACCGGCGACGTGCTGGACGCGGCCATCTGCGCGGCGGGCCGGCTGCCGAACCTGGAAAAACACTTCAACGACCAGACCCTGCAAGCCGCGCACGACCGGTTCAAGAGCCGCGGCATCGGGCTGAACCAGGCCTTCTTGCTGGCGGCCCACGCCAACGGCTACCGCGATCCGCACCTGGGCAGCGACGTCACGCCGGAAGTCATGCGGGCGGCCTGCGGACGCGACGTCGACCTGCGCGCCAGCGGCTTTTCCACGCTGGATATCGCCGGCATCTTGAGCAACACGGCGAACAAATTCCTGGAGGAGGGATGGAGCGGCCAGGACATGACCTGGAGCGCCATCTCCGGCCGCAAGAGCGTGAAGAACTTCTTGACGCACACCAGCTACCGGCTCTCCGGCTCGATGAAGTACTTGAAGGTCGGGGCCAACGGCGAGCTCAAACATGCCAGCGTTTCCAACGACACCTACACGGACAAGGCCGACATGTACGGCATCCAGTTCGCGGCGGGCCGCGTGGACTTCATGAACGACGATTTGGACGCGATCAGCAAAATCCCCTTCGAGATGGGGATGGGAGCCAACGACGGATTCAACGAAGTGTACTACACCGTCGCGCTCGACAACAGCGACTTTTTCACGAGCGGCAACAACAACGTCTCGACCGGCGGCGGCAGCGCCTTGGGGCTGGCCGGACTGACCGCGGCCGAGGTGGTGTTCATGAACCAGACCAAACCCAACGGCACGCCGTCGGGTTTGCAGCCGCAAATCCTGCTGGTGCCGACTTCGTTGCGGGCCACGGCCGACACGATTTTCAAGAGCCCCGATTTGATCGACGGCTCGGGCACGGCGGCGCAGGGCAGCAAGAACATCTACGCCGGCCGGTTCCGCGTGGAAAGCTCGCCCTACCTGGAGAATTCGAGTTTCACCGGTTACGGCGCGGGCGTCTGGTATCTGCTGGCCGACCCGGCCCGCGTGCCCGCCTTCCGCGTGGCATTCATCAACGGCCGCGAAATGCCGACCATCGAGACGGCCGAGGCCGACTTCGGCTCGCCGGGGATTCGCTTCCGCGGTATCCACGACTTCGGCGTTTCGCTGCACGAATTCCGGGGCGGCGTGCGCAGCGCGGGCCAGTAACAGGCGCCGCGGCCCGCGGGACGAGAGACAACCGTCAAAACGAGGAGATAGCCAGATGGCGAAATACAAGTGCCTGCGGAACCTGGGGGCGGGGCTGCCCCGACTGCGGGAAAACCAGATCGTCGCGGCGCCGGGCGACCTGCCCAAGGCCACCGCGGTGGAGCTCGAAAAGCGGGGACTGCTCGAGCGGCTCGACCCGCCGGCCGACCCCGACGACCAGCCGGCGCCAGCGCCACGCAAAACCAGCAGCGAACCGCGGCCGGCGGAGCCGCAACCGACAGATCGACCGCCAGCGGCGACGGCCGACCCGCCAACTGACGGCGGCAAGAAACCGAAAAAGTAAAGCGCACCAAAACCCGACGCGGCACGGTTGCCCTCACCCCCTGAATTAGACCGGGAGACCAACCGATGGCCGAAGCAAATCCCTATCAAGAAGGCCGCTCGATCGACTATACGCCGGTGGCGGCGGTCGGAGCCGGCGAGGTCGTGCAACTGGCCGACGGGCGGGCCGCGGTGGCTACCACGGCCATCGCCGCCGGCGTGAAAGGCTCGGTCGCCGTGCGGGGCGTGTGGAAGATCGCCAAGACCGACTTGCAGTTCATGTTCCCCGGCGAGCGGATCTATTGGGATCACTCGGCCAATGCGGCCACCGTCATCCCCAGCGTGTCGGATGAGGACTTTTTCGTCGGGACTTGTCTGGAAGCCGCCGCCGGCGGCGACGCGACCGTGACGGTCGTGCTGAACGAAGACCGCCCGGGCATCATCGACCAGCGGACCAGCGGCGGGGCCAGCCTGCCGATCGGGGCGCTGGCGCGGGCGGCCAACCTGGGTGGCGGCATGCGCTTCGAGATCGCGGCCACCAGCGAGGCCGAGAAGGTCGACTGGATCAGCGATCAATCAATCGGCATCGACAGCGACTGGACGATGTTCGCCGACGTCAACAACGACGCGGTGGCCGGGGCCGACGTCGACTTCAACATCGGCCTGGGCGACGTGACGGCCGCCACCGACTTCGAGAGCGTCGGCACGTTCGTGGCCGTCCACCTGGACGGCGGCTCGCTCAACATCCTGGCCCACTCCGACGACACCAACACCGACGCGGCCCTGACCGATACCACGTTCGACTACGTGGTGGCCACCAAGTTCCACATCGCCATCGTGGGCACCAACCCGCTGCTGTGCGAGATCTATATCAACGGCATCCTGAACGGCGGCGCCACCGATTTCGTGCTCGATTCGGCCGAATCGGCGGCCCGTCTGAAGGCCATCGTACACGCCGAGAAAACGACCGGCACGCACGTCGGCACCTACACGGTGAGCAACCTGAAGGTGGTGACCGCCGACTTGTAACAGCCTTGTAACAGCGGCTTGTAACACCCAGGAGCACGGGCCGTGACGACGTTCGACGACGAATTCGCCGCGGCCTTCACCGACATTCTCGACGAGTTCGGCGAGACGACAACCTATCGACCCGAGAGTGGCGACAACCGCACGCTGGTGGCCGTGATCACCACCGGAGAATTGGCCGCGCTGGCGGCCGCCGACAACGCGCCGGCCCAGCGGGCCCTGATCCGCCTGCTGGCCGACCCCGACGACGCGACCTACGGCGGGATCGCCAGCAGCGAAATCATCGAGGGGCGGGACCAGATCGACGTCGTGCTCCGCGACGGCGAAGCGGCCGTGCCACTCACCGTGCAACGCATCCTCGACGACTCGCCGGGCGTGACCAGCCTGGAGTGCTACTAATGGCCGTGACCACGTTCGAACCCGAGGCCGACGCGACGATCAGCGAATCGGCCGCCGATACGAATTTCGGCGGGCTGGGAACGTTGCTCATCGGCAACCAGTTCGGCGTGGTCAACATCAACAGCCGGGCCCTGCTGCGCTTCGACGTGGCGTCGTTGGTATTTCAGGACGTGTCGGCGGCCACGCTGGGGCTGACCCCCACGGGCGCCGGCAGCCTGAGCGAGCCGGGGACGTTTTTTGCCTACCGCATTGCGCAGACCGGCTGGACCGGCGGCGGCGTGACCTGGAACAAGCGGAACGGCGTGTCGAACTGGGCGACCGCCGGATTGGGCGCTGGCACCGACTACGTGACGGCCGACGGCGATACCGCCAGCGTGACGGACGAAAACTCCATCGTGGGATTTCTGAGCCTGGCCCCGCTGGTGGCCGACGCGCTGGTGCGCAGCGGCAAACTGGAACTGCTCGTCATCGGCCCGGAAGATACCGGCGACAACGACTTTACGGTCGTCGAGTCGGCCGAAGGGACGATTCCGCCGACGCTCACGGTCACCTACACGCCGCTGCCGGTCATCGAGCGGATCGCCCGCTGCCTGGCCTACCGCCTGGCGCGCGTCACGCAAGCCAATGGCTACAGCCACGATCTGAGCGTGGTGCGGCCGACCCGCAAGGGCACCCCCGACCGCGCGCACGGCAAATGCCTGCTGACCCAGGCGCCCGAGCCGCTGCCGGCCGAAGAGCACGACGTGGCCGGCAATCCGCCCGGCGTGGCGGCGCTGCAAGTGTTCACGATCACCGTTCACGTGGCCGCGGCCGACAACGACAGCACGCCGGTGGAAACGGTCGGCAACATCGTGGCCGCCGAGGCCAAGCGGGCCATCGCCGCCGAGACGATCCGCGCGGGGGTCGACTGGGCCTTCTTCGAGGGTCTGGCGATCGGCGCCGGAGTGAGCGAACCGCAAATCGAATTCGACGGCCAGTTCGTGACCGCCGAACTGGACTGCTCGATCATCTACAGAGTTTCCGAAGTCGATCCCTACGTGACGCGTTAGACCAGGCCAACATGGCATTCCAGATCACCGTGACCGTCGACCCCGGCTCGATCGCCCGGCTCAAGGCCGAGCTGGGGCTGGACGCGCGCAACGTGCGGAAAGGCGTACACCGCGCGATCAACGACACGGTGCGACACCTGCGGGCCTTCGCCAGCCGCCAGATCCGCGAGGTGTTGCCGCTCAAGAAAAAGACGGTCGATCGCTCGCTGCGGCGGCACTTTGCCAAGCGGGACAGCCTGCAAGGCGCGCTTTCGGTCCGCAGCTACGGGCGGATTTCGCTGCGGGCCTACCGGGCCCGGCAGACCAAACGGGGCGGCGTGACGGTGGTGGTCGACAAGCGGCGCGGGCGGCAGCCGGCCGAAGAAGTGGCCCTGACGCGAGACGGCCGGCCGATCGGCGGGTCACCCAAAACGTTCGGGCCGCGGATCAAACGGCTGGGCAAGGGGGTGTTCCGCCGGCTGGGCACAGCGCGGCTGCCGATCGAACGGCTGTACGGCCCGACCGCGGCCGAGGTGTTCGATCAGGAAAACATGGCGGCGGCGGCCGCCCGAGACGCCCAGGCCTACCTGGAGCGGCGGCTCGATTACCGGCTCCGCGCGGCGCTGCGCTAGAGACGAAGCGGATGACAAAACCGCGGATGGACGCGGATACGTGAGGGACGGGGAGACGACGGAACCACGGATAAACGCGGATACGCGCTGATAAGAACGAAGGCGTGGGTCTTTATCCGTGCCCATCCGCGTCCATCCGTGGTTCTGTTGATCTGATTCGCGTCCATCGCGGAACGAACTCGAGGAACCAGACATGACACTGCTCTCCAAACGCTCGATCGCGGCTGTGGAAACCGAGGCCGCCGCCGGCACGGCCGAAACGCTGCTGGCGGCCGACGCCGCGCTGAACGTGTTCAACTACGACATGCAGCCGCAGATCACCTTCGAACCCCGCGACGGGCAAGGCGCGCTGTCGCAGCGCCCGCAAGTGGGTGGCGCGCGGATGGGCACGGCCACTTTCGAGACCGAGCTGGTCGGCGGCGCCACGATTCCGCTGTGGGCCGAGCTGCTGCCGGCCTGCGGCTGGGCGCCGACCTCGCGGGTCTACGCGCCGGTGCTGCAGCCGCCGGGCACCGGCGGCGTGACGACCGTCACGCTGGGCAAATACGAACACGGCAAGCTGAAGCGGCTGAGCGGTTGCATGGGCGACTTTCGTATCGAGTTCGCCGCCGGCAAGGTGCCGCGGATTTTCTGGAGCTTCATGGGCAAGTACTTCGTGACGCCCACCGATACCAGCGAGCTGACCCCGACCTATCCCTCGGACGAGGCCAACCTGGTGCGGTTCAGCGACACCAACATGACGATCGGTTCCTGGGCGCCCAGCCTGTCGCGGCTGGTGATCAGCGCCGGCAACCAGGTGACGATGGTCGAGGACCAGGATCACGCCGACGGCACCGGCTACAAGCACGCGCTGGTCACCAACCGCCGGGTCAACGGCACGATGGACCCCGAGGCCGAGCTGGTTGCCGACAACGCGCTGGAAAGCTTGTGGCTGGCGCTGACCGAACAGGCGCTCGATTTCGATCTGGCCGTGGGCACCAACAACGGGTTCGTGTTCGCCGCCGCGGCGCTGCAATTCGTCAACGTACAGGGGGCCAACCGCAACGGAATCCTGACCGACAACGTGGAGTTCCAGCTCAACCCGTCGGCGGGCGGCGACGAATTCACGATCGAGTTCGATACGGTGTAGAGGCCGGCCGCGTCACGGATGACGAGGGTCGACCCTCGTCGGATATGGCGAGCGGGCCAGGTAACCAGGAAAAGGAAGAGCCACCATGCCACGCTGTTTGCGGCCCAACCAGAAATTCCCGCTCTCGTTGAAGGACGACGCCGGGATCGCGGCGGAGCAGCGGCCGACGTTCTATTTTCGGGCCGTCTCGGCCGACGAGTTTCTGGACGCGCTGGACCGCGTCCGCGAAGCGGGAGGCGCGTCGCTGAAGCTGGCCCGCGATTTTTTGACGGAACATCTGGTCGGCTGGGCGAACATGGTCGACCACCGCCAGGACCCGCCCCAAGCGGTGGAGTTCGACCCGCAGCAGCTGGGGCAGATTCTGGACTACGAGGAAATCGTGGAGCTGTTCTACGGCTTCACGCTGTCGGCGGAGGATAAAAAAAAATCAGAGTGACCGCGCTGGTGCAGGCCGGCAAGCTGTGCCGCACCTGCGCGGGGGGAACCTGCCGCGAGCTGGTCGAGGCCTGGGAGTCGCGCGACGTCGAGTGCCCGTCGTGCGGCGGACTCGGCTGCCGGGAGTGCGACGCTCGAGGCACGTTCGCGATCAGCGGCTGCCCGCAGCAGCAGTTCGTCGATCGAGACATGACCACGCTGGCGCGGTTCGCGGAGCTGTTCTTCGCCGGCATCCCGCCGGTGGCCGGCGGGGCCTTCGATCAGGAAAGTTGGTTCTTGGAAGCGGCCATGGCGCTACGGCGCGAGCAGTGCCGCGCGGAATTCGGGTGAGCAGGTGGGCAAACAAAAAGAAAGCCGGATCGTCGTCAGGGCCGAGGATGAGGCCACGCGGGTGTTCGAGTCGGTCGGCGAAAGCGCCAGCCGCGGGTTGCAGAACATCGGTCGCTCGGGCCGCGATCTGGACCGCGTCAACGAACGGCTGGCCACGCTGATCGAGCGGTTCAGCGGCTCGGCCAAGGGGACGCGCGAACTTGGCAAGGCGGTGGAGGACCAGAGCGTCTGGTGGCGCAGTTGGGGCAACGACATCGGCACCGTGGCTAGCGGTTTGATCGACGTCGCTCGGGCCGCCGGCAGTTTGAAAAAATTGGGTCCGATCGCGGGCGCGTTGGGCATCGGCGCCGCGGCTGGCGCGGCGGTGGGACAGGTCGCGAAATTCGCCATTGACCAGGATACGGCGAGCCGCCTCAGGACGGATCGTTTTTTAGGCGGGCAACAGCTCCCCGGCCTGGCCCGCATGTCACTCGAAGGTGAGCGGGCACGGCAAGCGGAAATACTAGGGGCCTTCGAATTCGCGCGGATCGTCAGCGCGTCAAATGCCAACCCGATCGTTCAGCGCGGAGGGCTAAACAAAGAACAGGTCGATGCCTTTATCGGTAGCCGGCTCAACCAGGCTATTACCGATAAGGTGGAACGCGACCAGGCCGACGCCGCCGGGCGGCAGGCGCAACTTAGCGAGCAGGAGCGGCAGCGACAACTGCGATCCGGCGTATTCCGCACGATCGGCACGTCGCAGCGCGAGGCCGCCGCCGGCGGCAACGCGATGCTACGCGCCGAACTGAATTTGCGCGACCAGATCAACGAGGCGCGCAGCAGAGGCGCCAACATCGACCGGGAACTGGAGCGGCAGTTCATCGCGGAGCACCGCACTGCCCTCGAAAAAATCGAAGCCCGCCAGCAAGCCGAAGCTGCCGCCGACGAGAAAAAGCTGGTTCGCCTGGAAACCGAACAGGAATTGTTGCAGCGGGCCGAGAGTGTCCGCGAGCGGATCATGACCAAGGCCCAGCGCCGAGCGCGGGAAAGCCAGGAGCTGCTGGCGCTGGACTTCCTGGGAGCGATCGACGACAGCACGTTCGACCGCGGCCTGGCCGAGATCGGCCGGCGCTACGCCGAGCGGAAGGGCCGACCGGCGGGGTCCAGCCTGGCCCGGGGCAACACGCTGCTGGAAAGCCAATCGCTCGTGCGCGGGGCGGGCGACTATAGCCCGGAGGCGGTGGCCGAGCAGACGCGCAAACAAACCCTGGAAGAAATCCGGGCGCAGCGCCGCGAGCGAGCCCAGCAGCACCAAGAACAACAGCGGGCGCTCGACGACCTGCGCCGCAAGCTGCCGCGGGTGGAGGCGCTGCCGATCTGATGGCCATCGAATTCACCCGCAAAAACAAGACCGACGGAGGGGACGCGTCGCCGGCCGGGCAGGCCTACCTGTCGAAGACCGACACGCTGTACTTCGACGTCACACACCCGGCCGACACCACCACCGACGAGATTCTGGCGCAGGCCGATGTGCTGGGCTACGCCGTGAAAAGCCCGCACCCCGACGGCAACCAGTTCATGCGGGTGGCCACGCGACGCCGCGCGGGCGGCCGCTTCCTGAGCGAGCTGGCGGTCGAGTACGAGGCCCCGCGGCTGGACGTGCCGACGCAAGGCAACCCGGTCGGCACGCCCCCCAAGATCCGCTACCGCACGCAAAAGAACAGCGAGGGGATCGACACCGACGTCAACGGCGACCCGATCATCATGGTGACCGGCGAGGAATTCGACCCGCGGCCGCAGGAGGTCCGCCCGCTGCCGATCATGGACATCACCAAGAGCGTGAACTTTGATCCGGGCGACGTGATCGAGCAGTACACCTGGGCCACCAACAGCGACACGTTTCGCGGCCGGCCGGCCGGCTCGCTGTTGATGTGGGACATGGAAGCCGAGGACGTGACGACCGAGGATTTTTACTACTGGGTGCTGCACTGCCAGATCGCCTACAAGTCGCCCGCGCCCGGCTCGACGCCCGAGCGGGCCTGGTATCTGCGGCTGCTGGCGCAGGGGTACCGCGTGAAGGTGACGTTGTTCGGCGCTACGAAAACGGGGCCGGCCACCGACGAGCGCGGCAACCGATCGACCAAGCCGGTGCTGCACGACACGACCAGCGGAGCGGTGATCCGCGACAACGCGTCGGCCCAGTGGTACGAGTTCGAAACGAAAAACTCGCTGCCCTTCAATTCGATTGGCCTTTTGATCTAGGAGCCTGCCATGCCGGGATCACTATTCGGAGCGGACGTCGACGCCCGCTTTCGCAGCGTCCGCGCCAGCACGATCGTGGCCGACACGATCACGGGACTGACGCGCGACCAGATGCCGCAAGAGGATTTTGTCGGCTACCCGATCCCGCTCTCCAGCGTGCGGGTTCACGACAACATGGCCGCGCTGTTGCCCGCCGCGGCGGCGGACGACGACATGGGGCTGGTGACCGGCACGCCGGGCACCGACGACCTGACGTTGCAGGGGGTCGATTTCGGCGCCACCTCGAGCGACGAGAAGTGCGCCTTTCAGTGGCGGCTGCCGATCGAGTATCAGGCCGGCCAATCGGTGCGGCTGCGGGTGCACGCCGGCATTCTGACGACCGTGGCCGACGGCGCCCTGACGCTGGACGTGGAGTGCTGGCGTTCGGACGGCGAGGGCTCGGTGGGCTCCGATCTGTACGCCGGCAGCGCGGCGGACATCAACGACACCACGACCGCGGACCAGGATTTCACGATCGACGCGGCCACGCTGTCGCCGGGCGATCTGCTGATCTTCCGGCTGTCGTTCGCCGGCAGCGACACGGGCAACGCCGGGGTGATGATTCCGCTGATCACGCGGATCGAGCCGCAGGTCGACATCAAGGGCTGAGGCGATGGGCGTGTTTGGTTTCAGCGAGAAAGACCATGCCCGCGTGGGCCGCGCCACGCGGGGCTGGGAGAACTGGTCGGAGCGGATCGAGCCGCAACGGTCGGGGCTCGTGCTGCCGACGCCCGGCGGCTTTTGGGTCCGCAACGACTCGGGCGAAGAGGTTCCCGAGCATGGCGCGATGGCCGTGGTGGGTTCGAGCGCGGCGCACGTCGAGGAGTTGGGCGGCATCGTGCTGCTGGTCGATAAGCCGTCGGCCACGTTCGTCCGCCGCTACCTGCCCAACGGCGACCAGCCGATCGCGGAGGGCGACGTGGCGTTTGTCGAGATGCCGGAGGGTGGCTGGCGGTTTTTGTACGAGGCTTCGTCGCCCGCCTGGACGCCGGCGACGGGGGATTCGGGCGGGCCGAAGCCGGGGAGTTGGAAGCTGTTCGAAAATTACCCCGCGATCACGCTGGTCGACGGCGTGGTCGACGCGACCAACAAGATCCTGATCGGCAGCCTGCGGGAGATCGGCAGCGCGATCGGCAAGACGACCGGCGCGGTGACAGGTGGCACGAGTGCCACGACGGCCTATCGGTTCTATACGACGGTGGGTGGGATTTTCAGCGGGGCCGACGCGGGCTTTACGACGGTTCCCGACGGCTATTCCAAAGTCGACATCGACAGCGGGCTTTTCATCAAGATCACGCCCATGGGCGACGTGTGCCTTTTGGAGCCGCTGGAGTGCAACGCATGATCTTCGATCCTACCTTCTGGAGCCTGCTGTTGACGGTGCTGTTTTTGGCGCCGGTGTTTGGGAATGTGATCGGGTGCTGTTGCGCTGGCGAAGCCGACTGCGAGATTTGTGCAGATGATTTCACCCGCGACAACGACACCGATATCGATACCGGTTCGCCTTGCGGATGGACCGAGGTAAGCGGTGCGTGGGCGATCAGCAGTAATTCGCTGGTTTGCACGTCGGCAGGGCTGGCCGTTTGCACCGCGCCGCATCCGACCGAAACGCGCATGACGGTTGAGGTTGACTTTTCAAAAAGCGCGAACACGTCGCACACCGACGTTGTGGTGGGATACACTGACTCGAACAACTACTTTTATGTGAGATACACAACTGGTGCCGGATCAAGCGGAACGATTACGATCGTAAGGGTGATCGGCGGAGCCCACGATTCGGTTGGGTCGGTTGGGTCGCTCACAATCGACGCCTCCACCACGTACACAGCAAAAGTATGCCTAGCCGATCATGGCATTACGGCATACCTAGACGGCGAGCCCCTGCTTACACGCGGGATTGGCGGCAGTCCCGAGGGCCAACAAGCTGGTTTGCAAGCCTCCGGCACCGGCACCGCGACGTTCAATAACTTCTTTTTCACACGGGGTCGATCGGCGCTAGAGCCCTATTGCCCTCAGTGTGGCTACGGCGCATCGTCTGAGCCGTGCCCCGCGTGCGACCCCATTGATAGCCAGGACGCGCAATACAAAGTCACAATAAGCGGCATGACCGACTCTGCGGGTTCTGGTTGCGACGATTGCGATAGCGTAAACGGAATTCATTTCCTGAACCTTACGGCAATTGCTTCTGACGGTCAGGACCCACCAAGCGGATTGTGCGAATGGATGGCGCCTTTCGGCCCTCTCGGTTGCACCGGAAACCCTGAGAATTGCTTATTACTACAGTTGCAAACCGGCGGTACTGTTGCTCTTGGTCTAACTAACATCGGCCCGTGTACAGTGGATCGGGGAAGTTTTAGTCCGGCTTTTGTAGAGAGCGACAACCCAAATTTGAGGGATTGCGACTTCTCTGGATATATAGTCGATGGCGAAGCGGGTAATCATAACAACCTCTATCCTGGCCCATATTGTAATTCGATATTTGCTACCGCCGTAATCGATGCCGTATGAATAACTGCTTTCCAGTTCGGCGTAGAGGAGCGATCGTGTGCCGTCGTTGTGCGTACACGTTCCCGGTCACAGAGGACGACCTTGCTCCGTTCAATGGCGATTTATCACGAATACATCGGCGGTGCAGACGCGCCGCGACGAATTGGCCATCGCAGCCTGGCGACCTATTGAAAGAGATTATCCGCCACGCACTAGCCGGTCGGGCGAAACACGCATTGGCGTGCGAGGCATATCGGTTGAAGATGAATTCCTGGGGCTGGCTCGGCTGCTGGTCACACCGCGCCGAAATTATTTCCCGCATAAAACGCGAGGCAGCCAAAGAGGGACTTTCCACGCGCGCCCCAGCGCTCCTGTACTACGGCGTGAAGGGACTTCGTGGCATGGTTTCACTGGAGTCCAGCCTGATGCTTCACCGTCTCTTGCTGGGGCTGCGCGGCGTGCGGGGCTAGGTTGCGCCGGGAGGCTAGAAAAGAAGCCGCCAGACAGCCAGGGCCGTGAGGGCCACCAGCGCCGCCAGCGCGATCCACTTTTGCTGCTCGCGGGTCATGGTCAATCCGTGAAGCGGCGCTCCGGTGGCTAGGGCCAATGATCGACGATCCCCTGAGCCTGATAGGCTCGCTGCTCTTGGAGCGATAGCCGATCGCGAAATTGGCGGTGTGCCTCGACGAGCCAGGTGGCGTACTTTCCCTTCCCGGAGGGCAGAAAATCTGGCCCCTCAGGAGGCATCTCTCAGGAGATGGACACAAACGCCCCGACCCACTCGTCAATTTCATCTGGGGTGAGCTGGGAGTTCGGCTCCTTGCCGCTGAGCTCTTCCCGACGCCTCTTATTCTCTAGAGCGGCCCAGCGTTCGTACTGACCCTGAAGCTTCTCTAATTCTGCCTGCTCGAAACGGTGGGCCGCCACAGCTCGCCTGTAACCAGAGCCCCCACACCCAGACAGCACAACCGAGGCAACGATCGCGCAGGCTATGCCTTCTGCAAACCGGTTACTCATCATCACTTCACCCTCCTAACGCCCACTCTACCGCCCACGGCGACTAGTCCGTTAACGGCTCGAGCCACACGGGCTTTCCACGCCCGTCGTACAGAATCAGCATAGCGCCTCCCGATTCTTTGTTGGCGAGCTTCATTGTATCCCGGCCGGATTTCTCAATTCGCAACGAGTGACTTGTGAGCGCCAGGATTTCTTCCCGTTGACTCAGCAAGATTGTCGGCTCACCATTTTTCGATACCGACAGACCGGCAACACCCTTTTCGTTTTGACTCAGCATCAACAGCGGCTCGCCCCCGCGAATATCGAGGCTGATCCACGCATTGGGATGCGCGGGGTCGGAGACCACGAGCCGCGAGACTTCGAGCTTGCCAAATTTTCCGTCTTTCGTGCCCGGCGCGGCCGCGATCGCCAGCGCCACGACGGCGACAATGGCAGCGATGCGCCAGAGCCGCGCTTCACGTTCCAGCCTCAGTAACCTGCCTTCGCTTGTCATGGTCTTCCCCTTCGAGAGTTGTTCGATCGAGCCAGGCCGCGCGCCACGCCTACTCTACCGGACGGGGAACCCAGTCCCAAATCGGGACGCCCGTTTGCCCGGGCATGGTCATACATCGTCATCGTACAGATCATCCGTTTCGCGCTCCCAGTCGTCGTCGGCCTGGTCTTCCCAGCGGGCAATAAGATCAGCCGATACGCCGGCCAGCAAAGCGACGGCGCCCGTGTCGATCCGCTTGCCATTGGCATCTCGCCAGTGCCCGCCATAGCGCGAGTCCGAACGCTTGTACGTGATGCCGATCTCGTCGAGCGGCTGCCATTCCATTGCATCGCCGCGTGCCGCCAGGCTGGCGGCGATTTTGGAAGCTTGTTCTTTGGTCTCCATGGTTTTTCTCCTGCGGGGTTTCTGGCCCTTCGATCTTGTCCTACTCCCAGGCATCCACCAGCGTGCGCGCCGTCTGGGGCGCATGTTGCGCCAGGTCGAGGAAGGCGATCATGCCGTCGATCGCCTCGGCGTCGAGACCCGGCAGATTGTCGAGCAGCGCAATCGCCAGCCGCCGGGCGCGTTTTTCGCCGCCACTGGCGCCAGCATGTTTACACCGCGCCAAGCGAACGAAGTGCTGGACAGCCAACTCCGCCGTCGCCGCTTCAATTGCCGTCGTCATGGTTTTTCTCCTGCGGGGTTTGGGACCTGTCGATCTTTTCTCTTAACAGCAGTCCACCACTTCCGCTTCGACAGCGTATCCTTGGAGCTTCCTGATTGTCTTGGAGTCCGGGGCCTTGAGGACTTTGCCTTTGGTTTCGTGCGAATACGAATACGGAAGGACATGCTGGAGAATCGACTCAAGGCGTTCCTCGGTCAGATCAAATCCATCTTCGACCCAAGTATCCGCTACCTCAATTTCCACGGTCCATTTGAAAAACTTCATGCAACACCGCCTTTCGCTTGCTGATCACTTTGGCTTCGAACGTATATTGATCTCGCATCGTTTTGTCCTGGCAGCTTCGCCGGCTGCCACTCCGACTCCCTCAGTCGGCGAGTTGCGGGGCTTTTTGCCTCGCATGACCTCATTGTACGGCAGTGCCGTATCGTGTCAATACCTCAGGCCGATTGTTTGCGGGATTTTTTGCGTGCCAAACGCTCGGCGATCCGCTCCATTTCCGCCGCGGCCAGCGGATCGGGGCGACGGCGCCCCTGCTCCCAATCCTCGACGGCCCGGCCCCCGCGCAAGAAGCGCCCGCCGAACTCGGCGGTCGTCTCGCCCAGCTCGTGCCGCAGCCGCTGAATCTGTCGTGGTGTCATAGGGGTGTCTCCTTTCGCCGCCGATTGTACGGCACGGCCGTAGGCATGTCAACCGACCCGAGAAATAACGACTTGCGTCGGCAGTCGCCGGCCGGCCGCCGACCAACGAATAAGGACTTGTGCGGAGCGTCCAATTTCTAGACGCCGGCCGGCAGGAAAACGGCCACCAGGATGCCCCAGGATTCGCGATCTGCGAGCCGGCCGATCCATGGGTCGCCCGGCCGCACGTCGCGTTAGGCGGCGTGCCGGAGCCCGCACGATTGCCGCGCCACGGTGCCCCAGACGCCGCCTGGCGGACACAGTTTTGCAAATCCGCCATCGTGGGTTCGACTCCCACCGGCGCCTCTACGATAGAAACAGGCGGGCTTGTGCGTGGCGTCCAAAATCGGGACAAGGATTGTGGGGAGCCTCGGCCTACGGAACCGAAGGTTTCCCGTTCGAGTCGGGAGGGGTGTACTGAACGCCGTTGGCGGCAACGGGTTTCGAAGAACTACAGCATCGGTGCACTTCACCGATGCTGTAAAGACGCCGGGTAGGAGGAAGGCTTGGCAAAACTCGTAGAATAAGTTGGTGGCCCGCGGCCGTCCGCTCTTTTTTCGCTACTGGGAGCGGCGCGCCAGACTGCCGACGAAGTCCCGCCCGGGCTCACTACCCGGGCGGGCATTTTTTTCGTTTCCGCGTCGCGGAGAAAATCTTTTTGAGTCCGCTTGACAAGCGGCATAGCGGGGCGCACAATCGCCATCCCGCTGAACGTGCGGCGTAGTGAGCCGCACGCGAAGTGGAAAGTAGCGAAGCTTCTCCGATGCGACAACGGGGCCACTTCGTGTGGCCCCTTTTCTTTTGGCCCTCACTCGGGCCAATCGGCCGCTCGGTCTAACTTCGCCGTACGAGTTGGATCGAGGTCGTGTGTTTCCGCTACTTTGGCGCGACGCGGCCTTTTGGCAACCCGAGTTCGTAGGGGCTCACGCCTGGCGAGCTAAACGCGCGCGGTTCTATCACGGAAACGCACGGCAGACCCCGCCAGACCTCAGCGCCGGCACGCCCGGAAGTTCGTATTCGCAGGAACTTCCGGCGGCCGGCGTGCGTGCGCCCGGAGGATGCGTTATGGTTCCGGTTGCGCGGCCGTGGAGATCGGCGCGTTGGATCGACCTGTTCACAAGCGGGCTTGTGGAATGGAGTCGGACAGGGACGTCGGCAGGCGCGCTCCGCACGGGAGAACGCCGCCATGCAAACTGCCCACAAGCTCCGACCGCAACTCAAACTGTTTCAGGCCGCCCCCGGCCAAGATCAGGCTCGCGTGGCGAGCGACGATCCGCTCTCGACGTTCGGCCGCGATTGGTTCGTGCCCATCGCGCTGGTGGGCGAAGGCCGGCACGCCGGCACGGTGACCAGCTACCGCGAAAGCTTGGAGTGGTGGGCGCGGCTCACCGGCGACCCGCCCATGTCGGCCATCGACGAGTTCTGCTGGGCACAATTCAAAACCGGACTGCGCGAGGCCCACTGGGTGCGCGGCAAAAGCGGCCAGACCCGCCCGCTGGCATCCTGCACGCGCACCAAACACGAGCGGCAAATCCACACGCTGCTGCTGGCCGCGCGGCGGCGCGGCTTCGTGGCCGAGCTGTCCGAGGCGCGGGTGGGCCGGCCCGGTCGGCATTTGCCGAAACCGTCGTTCGCGCTGGCCAGTGTGCTGGAAGTGGCCGCCGCCACGTCTCGGTTGCCGCCGCCCAGGGAGGTCGGCCAGTGGACCGTGCCGCCGGACAAGTGGTGGTTCGCCCTGGTCGTGCTGCTGTTCTATACCGGCTTGCGGCTGGGCACCGTCTTGGCGCTGGGCCGCTCGATGCTGGCCTATCACGACGCCGAGAGCGGGCGGTTTCCCGGCTGGTATATCGGCGTGCCCGGCACGATCGTCGAGAAGACAGGCAAGCCGCTGGAGAAGTTTTTGCACCCCACCGCACACGCGGCGATCGAAGCGCTGGCCAGGCCGGCCAGGAAGGGCATTTTTCTGGTCAAGCGGACGGCCGGGGAACTCGCGCTGCCGCACTGCCGGCGATACCTGATCGACCGGCACGAGGAGTTGCAGCGGTTGGCCGGCGTGCCGCCCGCCAAGATCCTCGACTTCCAGGGCTGGCGGCGGACGCACGGCACCGAACTGGCGAAGCTGGGCGCCCAGTACGCCCGCGACGTCGCACAGCGGACGCTCGATCATCACAGCGCACGCACGACCAGCACGTTCTACCTCGATACCGACGCCGTCGAGGCACAATTGATCGCTCGGCTGCCGGCCATCAAGCTGCCCACGCGGCAGCTGGACTTGTTCTAGTTGGCTCCCGCCCGTGCGCCGGGCGGGAACATCCAAACGCCCCGGTCGGGGTCCTGGCAAGATGCCTACTGCCAGATAGGGCCACACCACGGAAAACCGGCCGCTCCGACCGGGGCCATTGTACACGATGCGGCTCGCTCTCGCGCGCCCCATTTTCACCGGGTGGGGACAACGCACGCACGGCCGGGCGAGCGGACCCCGGCGGCTGTTCTTTAACGCGCAATGGAGACGACAGAATGCCAACGCTAACCGAAAAAGTCCAACCGAAGACCGTTGACATCGTTTCGTATTTTAAGGAGCTGGCCGATCGGACAGATTTGGCCGATCCGACGGTTCGTCTGGGGATCGCGCAAAAAACGCAGGAAGAGGCGCTGCTCAGCTTGTTGGTTCACGATCCGGACAGCAAGGTCAAGGATGCTGCACTACAAAACGCGGCCGCTCCACTTGCACTATTGCGCCAACATGCCGCCAGCTCTCCGCGCGCGGTGGCGCATAATCCGAATTGTCCACTAGACCTGCTGCTAACAATGCCGGATGACATCGTGCCCTGGGAAGCGCGAGACAGAATAGTTAACGCGAAGGTGGACAAAATCGGTCCATTGAAGAAGCAGCTGGGGGCGATTAGGGATTGCGAATTTTTTGTTGCCTGTCATCTGCGGGACCTTTGGAGTGAGACAGACTTCTCGGCCGCAGACTGGATACTAATCGCCGGTGCGTTCGACGATCTCGACTCGGACTCGCTGCGAGCATTTCTTAATAATGACACCGTGCCCAAACAATTTGTGCTCAGTTGCGCTCAATCGGAGTTTCCCGCGGTGAGGGCCGCCGCCATCCGCGACAAACGAGTTCCAGCCGAGTTCCTGCGCGAGCTCCAGAAGATCGAAAAATACGCGCAGGTCAATGCGGCGTTGGAGCGACGCTTTGATCAGATCGCGCGCGAGGCCGCCGCGCAAAAACATGCGACTAAAAGCCGGGCGAAACCATCCAAACGCCCCGGTCGGGGTGCTGGCGGAATACCTGCCGCCGGATAGGGCACGCATTGGGAAAATGGGCCGCTCCGACCGGGGCCATTGTAAAGGATGAAGGCCGAAGGATGAAGGATGGAAACCAGTCCCCGAGATCGCGAGCAGGCGCCCACTTGAGGGCCGCCGCGCCCGACCTGCTGCGCGTGGTCGAGATGCTGCAGGCGATGCTCGACGTGTCAAGGGCGCGACCGACGGTGCAGGATATGGCGGCGCTGGAACGCCAAGCGGCCGCCGCGGCGGCCAAGGCCAAAGGAGAAACCCGCCATGGCTGACGACCGGACGTCTTTTCAGGTGCGCGGATCGAGCGCCTATATCTGCCGGGAGCTAGGGTGGTGGCCCGGCACGTACCTTTGCGCGTACGAGCCCACGCCGATCATGCTGCGGATCACCGCCGTCGGCGAGGAGTTCGTACTGGGGCGAGAGGTTCGCACCGCCGAAAACGGCCAGTTGTTCGAAGACGACGAAGCGATCCGCATCCTGACCGAACGCGACTGGCGGCGCGTCAAAGCCGCCGACATCGACGCCAGCGCGCCGCACGAACCGCGGATGGACGCGGAAACACGCGGATGACGAACCAGCGACCCCCTGACCCCTACTTCACGGAGGTTTGAACATGCGATGGAAACACCCTACCGCCGAAAAAGTGGCCGCCGGCGCACACTCGAAAGCGGTCGCCCGCGGCAAAACCCGCAACAAAACGCCCCACGCGCCGCGCAAGCCGCGCAGCGCGAAGCGGGCCGGTTTGGTGGTCGGCCGTAGCCGACACGAACAAGTCGAGATCGACCTGCCCGACGGCGGCACGATCTGCGTGACCGTTCTGCAGTGCTCCCCTACACGCGCGAAACTCCACATCGCGGCACGGCCGGAGATCGGCATCCGGCGGTCGGAACTGCCGAAGCGGCCCGTCGAGAGCCTCAGGGTCGAACGACCTGTCGAACGAACGACGCAGGACGCGGCCTAAGCAGCCAAGGAAGGCGGCACGATGCCCGCAAACGATCAACGAGGGCCGGCTTGGGAAGTGATCAAGCTGTGGCGGATGCGAGCGCAACTGCGCGACGCCTGGTGGTACGTGTGGCGCGCGGCCGGCTGCCGGCCCGACTACGTGTGGGTGCGCTACGACGCGCTGGCCGCCGACCAGCAGACCAGCCCACGCAGTGGTCACCGCTATATCGAGAGTTTGGCGAACCAGGGACTGGTCGCTATCGTCGAGAAGGATCGAGGCCGCGCGCGCGTGTACGTTTGGGATCCGCGAGAAGTCTCACCGGGTGGGCGTGATCGGACGTCCGACAGCGATCGACCGCTGTTAGTCAACCTGGCCGACGATGAACCGGGCCCAAGCGTGCCGCCGCAGGTCGAGCCGCCGATCGGGGCGGACGACGAATCGGCGGAAACGCCGATCGGCGATAACGCCGATTCACCGGGGGGGCGTGATCGGACGTTCGCTCGGGAAAAAACGGGGTCTGGGCCCGTTCCCAGGCCCGCCGATCCGCCGATCCAATCGGCGTTTCCGCCGATTCGCCCCGCCCCGATCGGCGAAAACGCCGATGCCGCGCCTTTACCTTCGGAGAGTAAACTTAAATCATCACCTTCACCTTCGGTCTTACCTTCGGAACCTTCGAAGGTTAAGGCGCGCCGCGAATCGGCGAAAACGCCGGTTCCCAGCCGCACTTCGGCGGAAACGCCGAACCGCGAGACCCAGGCGCTGGCCGCGCTCGAGCGGTCACAGCGCCGCACGGCCGGCTACGCCGACGATCCGCTGCACGCGGGACACGCGTTGGGCGCTCGCGGCGCGGAGTTGGCCGTGCGGCTACCGGGACAAACCGACCGCCTGCACGCCACCGAGGCGCTGCTGGCCAAGATCCGCGCTGGCGTGAATGATCCGGCCCTGCGCACGGCGCCGGCCCTGCGCGTGGCCCGGGCCGTCGTCGAGGGCGCGTTTCCCGAACGCGAGCTGGACGAGATCTTGCTGCGGCTGCGGCGGCTGCGCACCAGCGGGGCGCTGCGCGGCCCGGCCTGGCAATACTTCGTGGGCACGGCCCGCAAAATGTTCCTGCGCCGCGGTCTCGCCTGGCCGGCAGGCTTGAAAGGATGTGAGGCAACGCGATGAAACGCCGCCGCAAATACCGATCGCTCAGCTACCGACAAGTCCTGCGGCTGTTCGCCGCCGGCAAGTACGCGCTGTCCGACACGGCCGTCGTGAACGCGGCCGGGGTGCCGCTTTCGGTGCACGTCTGCCACCGCGGCTATCGCTACGTGCGGTTCTACCACCGCGGCCGGCGGCGAGCCGTCTCGCTGCACCGACTCGTGTGGATGCTGGCCCACGGCCGCACGATCCCCGCCGGCTGTGTCGTCCACCACATCGCCGGCCAGGCCGGCAAGCGACGCACGCTGCCGGCCGCCGACGAGCTGCTGTTGATGAACCGCGACGAACACGCCGAATGGCACGCCGACTACGGCGAGGCCCACGAAGAGGGGGACACCCGGGCGCTACGAAACTTTATGGATGCGAGCCAGTTTTTTGCAAGGAGAATCTAGTGCAAGCCAACCAGACGGCGCCGCTGTACAAGGCGGGCGGCAGCCACAAACATGTGATCCTGGTCGAAGTCGACCGGCCCACGTTCGAACAACTCGAGGCCGAGGCCCGGCGTTACAAGTCCAGCTTCCAGGACGTCGTCCGCAGCCGACTGTCGCAAGCCCCGTTCGCGGTGGCGCTGGCCGTGGCGCAAAACCCGAGCAGGAACTGAAAGGAGCGCAGCCGAAGAAGAAAGGGGGAACCACGGATATACGCGGATACGCGCGGATGGGAACGAAGGCATGGGTCTTGATCCGTGTTCATCCGCGTCCATCCGTGGTTCTCCGACGTAGCCGCCGCGGGGAGCGTAGCCGAGAAGTCTGAGAGTCTGATTCACATGAGCGTAGCCGCCCAGCCAATGGCCACGGAGACACCCGCATGACGCCGATCGTGATCAAGACCGACCGGACCGTGTTCGTGCAGCACTCGATGCGGGTGCCGGACGATGTGGTGGCCGAGCTCGACCGCGAGGCCGCCGCGATCAACGCCTCGCGTACGCTGGTCTCGATCGTCAAACTCGACGCGCCGCTGGCCGCCGGCGAGAAGCTGTCCGAAGCGCGGGCCGGTTACAAGGAGTTCGGGTTCCGCATCCCGGCTGAGATGCGCGCCGCGCTGCGCCACGAGGCCCATACGCTGGGCACGACGATCAACCACCTGTGCGTGACCAAGTTGCAAAAGCCGCTCTCCGAGGCCCAGCGGCAGCTCGTCGACCAGATGGCCGAAACCAAGCACCGTGACGTCGGCTGGCACTACGTGCCGCCCGACGCGACGCCACAACACGAACCGCGGAGGGACGCGGAAACACGCGGATGAACCGCTTAACCCGGAGGCACCGCCGACGGCGGTGAAAGACCATGACGACCGCCACGAAGAAACGCCCGCTCAAGCCGGGCGGCGAACCGCAGCACAAACGGGGCCTGCCCAAAAACGGCGCGGCCGCCCGCCGACTGGCCGGCGAAGTCAAGCCGCCGACCGACTCATCGATCGAGGACCTCGTCGATCAGGATCGCGCCGAAGCGCTCGAAGTAATCCGTCAGCGTCACCCGTTGGCCTGCCTCGATTGCGCCATCCTGGACGTGGGACCCGCCGAGGAGCTGGTGCGGCGCCATCTGCACTTCAACCGCGTGGGCGAGTTTCGGCACGACGCGCCCGGCGAAGTCAAACTGCTGACCTGCGAATCGGGCGTCATTGTGTCGAAAGACGGCCGCCGCGGCGTGATCAGCTGGCTGGAGATCGCCGAGGAATGGACCGACCGCGATATCTCCACCGATAGCCTGGCGGCCGGCGGGGAACTGGCCGATCTGCGCGACGACGAACCGGATGCGGAGCCGGAGCAGGCCAAACCGCAGAACGGCGCGGAGGGCACGCAGGCGAAGAAGACGAAGGCGACGAAGGCGAAGGCCAAACCGCGGAGGACGCAGAGGAACGCAGAGGAAGGTCCCAAGCAGCCGAAACGCGACCCAGGGAAAGCCTTCCCTGGGCGTCAACCCGACTCGAAAGGAGCCACCATGACGGGCACGAAAACGAAGTCCAAGAAGAAGGCAAAACGGCGGGCCACGGCCAACGGCAGCCTGTCGAGAGCCTCGGGGTCGAACGACAACGGCGCGGCGGCCGGCAACGAACTGCGGATCACGCTGGCAGGCGGAGAAGCGATCGAGTGCGGGTGGATGCGCCTTTTGCCGCGGCTGGATGAGTACTCGGTCCACATGTTCGCCGCCGAGCCGCCTGCCGTTCGCTTCGAAGACCGATGCGCGGGAGAGCTGTTCGTCCGCGATCTGCTGCGCAGCAGCGACGTAGGGCAGCCGCTGGTGTTGCGCGAGGTGGTCAAGATCGAGCGGATCGCGCCCGGCGCGAAACCCGCGTCCAACGGGGCCGCCCGTGGCGCGGGAACCCCGGTTCCGGCCGCCAAACGTGGCCAAAACGGCGTTGGGGCGAAAAGCCGCAGAAAACCCAGGTGAACCGCGGAGGACGCAGAGGGACGCGGATAGCAAATCTGGAGGGAATGACGATGAGCCTACGACCAACCCGAGAAAGGACCGAGGCCATGAACGTAGCCGACGCGGTCGAGGCCTTGCAGGAGATGGTGCAAGACCTGGCGACATTGAAGGACGTGGTTGAGAGACCGGAGGGGGAAGGAGACTGTTCGGTCGTCAAGTTAGCAACCGCGCAGCTTGTCGCCGGCGAGCGGCGCGTGCGGGAGTTGGAGGCGGACCGAACCGAACTCGCCAAACGCTGTCGGCAGCTGGCTGACTGGAATTTACAGCTACGACGCGAGCGCGACCAACTCAAGGCGCGGCTGGCGGAAGCGGAAAGGGACTCGCAGGTGGCGGTGAAAACGGTGCCAGACGATCTGAAGCACGCCGTCGGTCGCATCGTTGGGTTTGCTCTTACCTGCCGGCAGCATAACACCGATGAGTGGATGTGCATGTTCGCCCAGCGGCTGACTGACACAATCGGATGGATGGATGGCGGCGCATCTACGATTGAGTTCGACGGCGACTGCTTGATCGTTAACGAGAAACCGGCAACGCCTACCCGCCAGGCCCAGCCCGACCCCGAGGCACTTGCCGCGTCTCAACAGGATGTAGCGGCTGCCTCAACCTCGATGCGTGACATTGGACGCGCATTAGGCGTACCGGATACAAACTGGTTTTCCGTTGAGTGGGCCGCCGGCGAGATCAAGATGCTGAAGGAGCGCGCCGACAGGCTGGAGAAGGAACGTGACCAACTCGCCGAAGCTGGCCGTGAATTGCTCGCGTTGATTGATGACGTGCCTTTCGATGAGGGCAGCCCTCGTCAAACTGACTGCGTGTTTGCGATGTACGAGTTTGATTTTCTCAGACGCGCCGTGAACGCGCTAGAACCGCAAAACACGGAGGGCAAGTGACCCATGGCCACCGTGTCTGAACTGACCGCCGAAGTGGCTGCGCTGAGAGCGTCTCTGGCCGCCATGGAAAAACGGCTTGAGACTTACAACCCGCATCAAGGGATCAAGATTCTCACGACGCGCGAGCACGTCGGGCCGGATATCATTCGCTACGAACCGCCGGCGCGGCTGGTCAACGCGGCCCGAGCGATCCAGTTCCTCAACACGACCAACGGCAACCTCGACCGGCCGGCAGTCTCGCTGGGCGGCATCCCGGTGCTGCTCGATGCGCGGAACCCGCACGACGACGCATCGTGGGGATTGGTCGAGCGCGAATGGTTGACGCGATTCGGGGCTGATTACGCGCTCACCTGGCCGTCGACGATCAATCGCTTTCGGGTCGAGTTTCCGGCCGTGCTCAGCCCGGGCGGAGTGATTCTCAAGCCGTCCACCTACGCCTCGCTGATCTCGATCGACGAGAATCGCGACGCCATCCATGTGGGGGCGAACCCGGGGCAGGTCAACTACTGGAGTTTCGCCCGCGCGATCAAAGTCTGGGGCGGGCGGCGCGTGCAGATTTGGCCGCTGGAGATTGATACCGCGAACCTCACGACCCGCTTGCACAGTTCGGTGGTCGTCGAGAAAGACGGGCGCAAATTCTGGCCGCTGCTGATCAAGGATGAGCGGTACGGCGTCGCGCTGGAGAAGCTGCCGTGACGGGGCACGCCGTGAAGTTTGATCACTATTGGCGCGTGAAGACCAAGCTTCCCGACAGGGCGGGCTGCGTGTGTCGCGTCGTGTGCCGGGGGCGGATGAATTCGATCCTGGTCGAGTTCGCCGACGGCCTGCGCGTGGTGACCAGCAGGTTTTTCGTACGCCGAAAGGGCCAGAGGCAAAAGGCAAAAGGCAAATCGAACCGCGGAGGACGCAGAGGTACGCGGATGGGAAGCGGACGCAGCGATAGGGGGTGTGCCACGAAGCTGACCGCGCATCAAAAGCGGGTGCTGGCGGCGCTGTTGGAGCTCCAGCGCGCGAACGGGTGGAAGTGGTGGAGCCGATGCTCGATCGGCCGCGTCATCGCGGCGGGAGGCTTCCACGGCACGATTCAGAATCGGACCATGTCCGTTCTCAAAAAGGGCGGCCTGGTGCAAACCGAGCGATCGAGCTGGCCGACGCCGACGGCCGCCAGAATTCGTTGTACCTGCGCGTGCTGCGAATGGGGCCTCACGGCCGCCGGCGAGAAGGAGGCCGCCGCGCTGTCGGTCTTTTGGTGCGACGACACGCTCCAGCGGATCGAGGGGTGCCTTTACGATCACGCGCAATGGTTTCGCGATGAAGATGAGCCGCCGCCAGGCTGGCGAGACGACGGGGACGACGACGGGGACGATGACGCCCCGACTCTCTGCCCGGCCGGAAGCGGAGGCCTGCAACTGCAGGGATGACGAGGGTGGCCGCCAGCGGCGGAAACGACGAGGCGGACCGCCACGCCGCGGATGACGAGGAGGAAATCGTGACCGCACGTGGGCCGCTGGTGTTGTCGGTGTTTCCGGGAATCGGCTTGCTCGATCGTGGGTTCGAGCAGGTCGGCTTCTGCGTCGTCCGCGGGCCGGACCTGCTGTGGGGCGGCGACGTGCGCCGTTTCCATCCGCCGGCCGGTCACTTCGCCGGCGTTATCGGCGGCTCGCCATGCCAGGACTTTTCCAGCGCGCGGCGTGCGCCGCCGACCGGCTACGGCCAGGCCATGCTCGACGAGTTCGTGCGCGTCGTCGCCGCAGCGTGCCCCGCCTGGTGGCTGCTGGAGAACGTCTCGCGCGTGCCACGAATCACGGTGCCCGGATTCCCGCCCACGCAACGGTTGCCGTGTGACGCCGCCTGGTACGGTCACGGGCGGCGGCTGCGCCACATTCAATGGTCGGCGCTAAACGGTTCGAAGCTGCAACTGCCGCGGGGGGTCACCCCGCGTGACGCCCCGGGGGCGGCGCTAGCCAACGACAAGCGGTCGCTCGAGCAGCTCGCGGCGCTGCAGGGATGCGCAGGTCCTGTCACGTTGCCCGGGTTCACGAAGGCCGCCGCCAAGGCCGCCATCGGCAACGGCGTGCCGCGGTGGCTGGCACTGGTGCTCGCCCAAGCGGTGGCGGTGGCGGTGCTCGCGCCGGCCGCCGCTGCGGCGTCACAACGCTATTGCATGTGCGGCTGCGGCCGGATCGTGACCGGCCGGCGGAACTGTTTCGACTTTGCCTGCCGGAAGCGGCTGCAACGCACGCGTGACGCGACGGCCGGCGGCGTCACACTTCGCAACGGCCGGGCGAAGCCGATCGGGACCATGCCGATCGGGACCATCGCCGACCACGGCGAGGGCGTCGGCGTCGTTCGACCCCGAGGCTCTCGACGGGGCGCCGTCGACGGGTCACCGTGACGCCGCAGCGGCGTCACCTCGGGCGACGTGACGCCGTGATCGCCGAACCCGCTCGTCGCGCAATCCCCCTCCGACGGTGGTTGACTTTCTGGGGGGGGGCGGCGGCGGTAGGCTGTCGCGAGTACCGGTTCGACCGCCCACTGGGGGTTTTCCCCAGGAGGGTGGACGCCGCGCTCGCCAGGTCGAGGTCAGGGATGGCTAACAAGGCGCTTGCTCCGCCGGGCGGCTTTTCGCCCCTCGAGTTTCAGGCCTTACGGATCGTCGGCAAGGATGCCGCCGACTGGCGAGACGCGGTTGCCGTGGGGATCGACCAGCAGGTCGACTTTCTGGCCTGGATCCAGATGATCGTGGACGTCGACGCCGACGGCTTTCGCACGGCCACCAGCAGGCCCACCGACGAGGAGCTGCTGGCCTTCGCCTACGCCTTCAGCTCGCCACAGAAACGCCAGCAAATGCACGCGGAGCTGCTCAAGGCGTTCCACAACGGCAAGCGGCCGGCGGCCGACGACGACGCGCGGCACCTGGCCCGCATCGCGCTGGAGCGGATCACCACCAGCGAACAAAAACCACGGGCCGGCGCCGTGCGGGGACGCGACATCATCATCACCAGGCTGCCACGCTCGCTGGCCAGCTACAAGTCGCCGCGGCGGAAAACGTAGGCGGTCGCTCTGGTCGGGCCCTACAAGGGCCGTTAGTCTTGGCGTGATAGGGGGTTGGGAACAACACACAAACCCCTGGAAGGCGGTGATGAGCCGAGGCGGACGACCGCGGCACCCGGCCACCGAACTGGTCCAAGAACTGCTGGCCGAGGGGCACAGCCTGCGCGGGATCCCGGCGCTGGTGCGAACGCGCTCGGGCGGCGCGTGGACCATCGACCGCTCGACCGTGCGGGCCATCGCCCGCGGACGGCGGCGGCCGGGCAGCTCGCTGTTGCGCGGCGAGGAACGGCGGATCGATCCCCTTTGGTGTCCCACCTGCCGGGCCATGATCGATGTGGTGCCGTGCCGCACCTGCGGCTGGCCAGGACCCTGAACAGAACCGCCCCATGCGCCAACTGATGCTGCCGCTGGTTGACCCGCGCTGCCCGACCTGCGGACAGGACCGCTGCGACTGCCCGCGCGTGCGGGCCAGCGCCTCCGGCGATCCGCAGGCCCGCGAGGAGCTGCGCCGACGCCGAGCACGGCGCAGCGGTTTTTCGACCGGGCGCAAAACTCCCTCCCGCGGTGGTTGACTTTTCTCGGGCCGCACGAACGGCGTATGGTGCAGACTGATCAGGCAGTCATGCCCGTCGAGAGCCTCTGCCCTCGAACGGCCGCCCGACACGTCGACCGATCACGTCGCTGCTTTCGCCTCCGCTCCCCCAACCTCGCAGGCGCCCGATGCCCCTGGTCCCGCTCAACGTGGCCGCCGACCATCTGGCCACCGCCGACGTGCTGAGCTACCGCATGGCGCCGTTTACGGCCGACCCGCTGGCCTGGCTGCCGAGCAAGATGATCGCCATCGGGGGCCGCAACCCCGACGTGCACACGGCCCTGCTGGACCGCTTGGGCGAGCGGTGGATCGCGCTGGGCATGCGACTGGCGCGGCAAAAACTCAAACCGCTGGTCGACGAGGTCCGCGCCAACCCGGGGCGGATCGACGTGTACCGCATGACGCGCTTCGGCGGCCAGTTCGAGCGGCTCCCCGAACCGGGTTTGCAATTCGAGACGCGCGCGGCCATCTGCGACGAAATGCGCAGCCTGGCGCTGGCTGATCGGTACGGCGCGTGGAACGTGGTCCGCTCGAGCCTGTGGTTCTTGCCGTTCACGCGGTGGCTGGTGGCGGATCTGCGAGAAGACGATTGGAACGACGTGCGGCCGTATTGCAGCCAGGCGGTCAGCCACGTGTACCGCCGGCACGCGGCGGCCCTACTGAACAATCGGCCCGACCGGCTGATGCTGCCCGGCGACGTCGTGACGACGCCGCTGTTGACGAAGCTGTTCACGCTCGACGTGCCGACGAATTTTCCAAGGCCGATCGGTGACTACCTGGAAACAAACGAAATTAGCCCGACAGGATGGTGTGGCGATGAACTATAAGAACTTTGGCGGCACGCTGGAGGTGGTGGTGTTGGCGGCGGGGCTGCTGCTGGTGGCCTGCGCGGTCGACGTGCTGATGCACCCGCGACACCGCGGCTGCGGATGCGCGGAAAGTTGCCCGCACTGCCAGCGGAATTGTAAGCCGCGCTGCACGTGCCCGCTGGAAACGGCCGAACATGGAAGAAGCAAAACAGAACCGCGGATGGACACGGATAAACACGGATACTAATTTCTTGATCCCCATCCGCGTGGATCCGCGTCCATCCGTGGTTCTCTTGATCTGAGACGTTATGCCGAAAAAGAAACCACGCCGCCGGCAGCGGACGCGTACCGCCAACCCGTCCAAGCCCAAGAAATCCAAACGACCGGCCGACTACCGACCGTCAGCAATTCCCAACCCATGGAAGTGAGGGACGCGCGGACGAAGAAACCGCGGATGGACGCGGATACACGCGGATAAGTGAGGGACGCCATGAACGCGGTGCAAAGACTGGAAGCCGTGCTGGGCATTACGCTCGACGACGAGGCGCGCCAAATCGTCTTCGAGGCGGTGGTCGAAGCGTTTTGTATCGGCGAGTCCCACCGCAGCATGCGTGAGGGCACGCTCGAAGCGGCCGAAGCGGCGGCCGATTCGACTTACGTGATCGGGCCAACGGACAAAGCATGACGGCCAATGCCCGCTTGAAACAACTGCGAAGCGCCCGGCAGCGGAAGCTGTACGCGAAACGATTGCTGAGGCAGGGAACGCGGGCGGCGGTGGCGCGGGTGCCGTGGTCGAGCCTTCCCAACAGGCCCGAGACACGCATGCAAAAACAGTGGCGGTACGGAATTTTTTCATGAAGGCCGGAATCACCCAAGCAATGGCTCTGTTGATCGCGGCGCTGCTGCTGCTGGTCGCCACGGCGCCGGCCGGCGGGCAGTGCCCCGGCGGGCGGTGCCCCGGCGGGCAGTGCTTACCGGACAGGGGCCCCAGCGGCGGGTATGGGCCGCTCGGCGGTTATCAGACCCCGCACTACCAGACGCGCGGGGCGGCACCCCAGGCAGGCACGCGGGTGCCGAGCGGCGTGACGGCGGCCATCGTGAAGGTGCAGAATTGGGTCGGACCGCAACATCGTTTCGAGGGGGCCGGCACGCTGGTCGCCAAGGGGAACGGGCGCGCTCTGATCGTGACCTGTGCGCATACGTTCTACGACACCGACAAAACGGCCGGGCAGGCCGTGGTCGTGTTCCCCAGCGGTCGGGCCTATGGGGCCAACATTCTCGGGCACGATGCGAGCCTGGACGCGCTGCTGCTGGAAATCGCCGAGCCAGCGGAACAACCGATCGCGCTGGCCGCCAACACTCCCCAAAGGGGCGATGCGGTCTATGCGATCGGCTACGGCGGAGCCGAGGGGACGATGCAATGTTCGCCGGGGGCCGCGGTCGACTACCGAACGCGAATCGGCAGCGACGGGCGGGCCGGACCGGCGGGGGCTAATTTCGTGATCAGCGGGAGCGCCACGCCCGGCGACTCGGGAGGGCCGATGCTCGACGCGCACTGGCAAGTGTGCGGTGTGCTGTACGGCACCAATGGCCGCGGAGCGGTCGACGGCGTGGCCCTGCCGCGATTGCGGGCTTTTATTCAGCGGTGGGCGGCGCGGATCGAGTTCCGCCGGGAGCAGGCGCCGATCTTGGGGCGACGCGGCGGGGGCGGGGCACCGCCGGCACCGACGACACCCGAAAAAACGCCAGCCCAGACGGCGCCGAACGCGGACGCCGAGCGGCAACAATTCGACGCCGAACGGCAGCGGTTGCGGGCCGAGATCGCCGCGCTCGAGGCGCGACTCAAGAGCCAGCCAACGGCTGCGCCACCAAACACCGAGCCGGCCGGCGGCGAATTCGATCGGCAAACACCGCCGGCGCCACGATTGCCCGAGTGGGCCGAGCGACTGCCCGGCTGGGCCGACGGGGCGGGCAAGGCGGTGCTGAAAAAAGGGCTGCTGGCCGTGGGACTCGGCGCGCCGGCGGCCGCGCTGGGCGCGGGGGTGGTGTGGTGGATCGTCAAGCGGCGGGCCAGGAAACGGCTTGCGACACTCGTCGGGGCCGAGCGCACGGCGTCGGGACGCTTGCGCGTGGCGCGGGTCAACGTCGTCGATCACGAATACGAGCGGTTGCTCGACGCGCTGCGTCGCGAGGCCGAATACGACCCCAAGACATCGGCGCCCGTGGTGGAACGGGTGCTGTCGATTTATGACCAACTCTCCGGCGGCGCCGAGCGCGTGGAAAAAATGCGCACGGCGGAGGGAGCCACCCTCGGCTGGAAAGACCAACCAAAAGGATCCTGAACATGCCCCAGCTATTCGGCACCGACCGCGTCTTGCTGTACGACGTCGACCCCTGGAATCGGCTGGGGTTCGGCGTGCCCAACTTCGGCTCGAAATCGAGAATGGGGGACGGCTTCATCGACACCATCGGCACGCTCAACGTGTCGCTGCACTCGCTGGCCGACGAGATTGCCCGCCTGCAACTGTTTCTGATGACGCACGAGGACGCCTGGCGAACGCAGCCTCCCAGCCGCAACACGATCGAGCGGATCGGCAAGATGCTCAACCGCGTGAACAGCGTGCTGGGCGCGCGGATGAGCGCGTACAACGAACTGCGGCTGGAACCGAACCACCAGCGGCCGGCGGTCAAGATCTGGATGATCCACCCCGTGCCCTACTTCGACGGGCCGTTCGTGCGCAATCACTGGATGATGGAATACAACGAGCTGGTGATGTACGCGCTGACGAACTTCTACCAGCACTCCGACAACAACCTGTCGCTGACCACCACCACCGCCTTCGCCACCGAGATCTACCAATACTTCCGGCGGATCAAGGTGATGATGGGCACCGAACTGTTGCAAATCGATCGGGCGGCGCTCGAGGAGGATACGTTCGTGTTCACGGCCGAACACTACGACGCCTACCTGCCCGACCAGGTGACCATGAACATCGAGGCGCTGGACGGACCGGGCAACATGTTTTCGATCCCCACCGAAGTCGACCTGCGGCCGCTGCTGGACGGCATTCCGGCCAACCTGATCTTGCCGAACCTGAAGCAATATCCGATCGGTCCGATCCCAGGCGCGACCGGACTGGCCGGCGAGGACACGATCGACCAGCAGACGGCCACCGAGCAAACCGGCGGCGTGGGGGGCGGCGGCGGTAAGGCGATTGGTCCGGCGGTCGTGTAACGCGCGAAGTGAACGCGAAGTAAACACGAAGTAAACACGGCGGCCAAACACCAAACCAGGAGACAGCGATGGCCAAGAAAAGCGAAACGGCCGAAGCGGTTATCGAGCCGACGGAACCCGACGGGCTACCGGACGCGCTGGGGCTGGCGTATGCCAAGCTGGCCGACAGGCTGACCCGGTACGAACAGGCCAAGGCCGACCAGACGCGGGCCAGGAACGGGCGCGATGCGGCCCAGGCGGAGTTGGACAAAGCGTCGGCCGAGCGGGACGTGGCACGCGGCGCGGCGGTCGATGCGGGCAACGATGTGATTCGCGTGGTCAACGTGCTGTTGGCCGAAGAGCCGACGGCCGCGAACAACTGAGCGAGCAGGAAATGAGGCGGGGCGGCCGGCGGGCCGCGGCAAAAGGCTGCGGTCCCGCCGGCAATTTTCAAAACCGGGGAACACTTCGATGCTCGTGCTGACGCGGAAAACGAACGAAAAAATCGTGATCGGCGACAACGTGGTGATCACGGTGGTCGACGTGCGGGGCGATCGCGTGCGGCTGGGATTCGAGGCGCCCCAGGACGTCGAAATCCACCGCCAGGAAGTCTACGAGCGGATTCAGCGGGAAGGACCCAGAAAGACATGAACTCGGCCCGGCGAGCAGGACGCGCCAACACGATCACGGACGCGCCGCTCGAGAGCGGGAATTGGAAGACGCTGATTGCGCGGTTTGCCACCGGCTGGCTGGCGCGGCAGGAGTCGGTGGTGGTGGTGCTGGTGCTGATCTTCGCCTGCCAGATCGGCGCGCTGTTCGTGGTCTACCAAAACATGCGTCATGACCTGTCCGAGGCCCGCAGCGAGTTTCTCAGGGCGCTGGGCGCGCAGCGGGCCACGCACGAAAAGCGGCTGGAGACCGAATGGGTGCGGAACCGGCAAACGGAAACCGAACGGCACAAGGCACATCTCGAGCTGCTGGGTGAAATGTCGCGGCTGACGCGGGAGATTGCCCGGCTGAGCGGGAATTGAGGCAACGTCCATGTTAGCGCTGGCACGCGGATCACGAGCGGTGAGCTGGGCGCCCCGCAGGCCGACGCTGGCCATGACCGGGCGGGGCAGCAGCTGGCAGGAGCTGTTCGCCGATTGCGACGTGGTCCGCTTCAGCGCGGGCGGCGGATGGGAAAAATACGCGGCGGCGGCGGATACCAACAATGCCCGTGGCGATGTCTTCAAGACAGCGCTCGGAGAAGATGGTGCCGGCGACGTTTTCATTCTCGCGCCGCGCACATTCAACGCGCACACGACGGCTGGTTCGTTCCCGTATCAGATTGGGAACTTCGCGTGTAGTGTCTACGGCTGCGGGTGGGCACTGACCAAGCTCACCAATACCCAAATCAGCCGCGCGATCATGTCATTCCAAGGGCAGGGGGTGATCGCCAATCTGTCGATGAACCAGGATGGCGTCACCTACGAGCAGTTGCATTGCAGCGGCGCGACAGTCGTGGCTCTTTACAATGTGCATTTGAGCGGGGCGTCCCCTACTTCATGGTCGGTCAACAGCGAGAGCACGGCCGACGTGACGTGCTTCGGATGCGTGTTTGATAACACGGCTCTGAGTGGCGCGGGGACTCATCGTTTTTACGGCTGTGAGTCCACATCAGCTGGCGATGGTCCAAACATTTTTATTCTGAGTAACGACGCTACGGTTGTCTCTGCGTATTCTCGCTGGACGAACAACGGCGCCAGTAACTCTGATGTCATAAAGCAGATCGCCGCGATCTTCACCGGAGTCAGCCTGTCGTTCACAAACGACACGATCACGCTGTCTGCCGGAACCGGAACGGGACTCAATCTAGCGTCGGGCGATGGCTGTGAAACGACGCTGACCAATTGCACGGTGGTAGCGCCGAGTGGCGGCAAGGGCGTGCTGCTGAACAACGCGAATTCCAGCGTGCTGATCGACGGCGGCAGCGTGACCGGCGGTGCCGCGGACTCGAATCTAGTCAACACGGCCGGAACCTTCGAGATCGTCAACGGGGTCGAGTACGAAGAATCGTCAACGGGCACGATTACGGATTTGGACGCATGAGCCGAACCATTAGAGAGGTGTGACCATGGTGTTGCTGGGGACTCCGAAATTTTATCACCCGTACCACGCCAGCGCGCTGGAGCGGGTGGTGGTGCCGGTGCAGATCATGGCCGATTGGATGACCATGTGCAGCGACTTGACCGCCACCGACAACGGGGGCAGCGCGGTGATCAACGCCGGCGCGATCACGCGCGACACGCTGATCGATCTGCCGATCAATGGGCTGGGTACGTCGTTGCTGGTGCGAATGCGCTATGTGGTTGCCGATCCGCCCACGACCGACCCGCTCGTGCAGTGCTTCGGCTTCGACGCGGACGACAAGCCCGTGAAGCTGTTGACCGCGGCCAGCGTACACGAACTGCTGCTGGTCGTGGACGCCGACGACGAACAATACACCGACGCGGCGGGGGTGACCTGGGGCATGACCGCGGCGCACGAGTTGTTTGCGCGGGGCAGCACGCGCGTGAGGCTGGCCGTGCAGACGGCGTCGGCGGGGAGCTCGGCCGGCGCCGAGCTAGCCGAAGCCAAGCTGATCTGACGCGCGGGGTCCTACCCCTCGCGCCGCCGCGAGCGAACCATAGGGCC